ATAGGCATTGGCATAGATATACCCATAAGGATTTGTGGTTGAATTAAAAGCAAGATAACTTGGGCCTGTTGCGCTTAACTCAATTGCTCTAGTTGTTGAACCCCAAGCACTAGGAGTAACACCAATACCCACATTCTGTGAAGCATCCACAGTGACTGCGGCAGTACCATTAGTCTGTAGTTGCAGTATCCCCGATGTGTCAGCGGTTACTTTAAAACCACTGGAATTGTTTGCGTCAACTGTTGTGGTCAATTTATTCTCCTGCCGCCTGTTGTAGCGGGGTTAAATCTTGGTCTGTCCAATAATCTTTTGCAAGCATAATTTGCAAGTGGTCACGATTCCTCTTGAGAGTGTCTGCCCAATCAGCATCAGTCATCAACTCAGGCTTTCCTGCGTTAATCAAAGCCACGCTATCCATTGCGGCTGAGTAGTGCTGTGCAATTTGTTCTGCGGTGATTTCATTCATGTTCATGCTCCTTTAAGTGCATCAATTTCAGCTTTGAGTTCTTGGATGGCTTTTATGCAGAGAGAAACCATATTTCCATAAGACAAAGCATCAGGGCTTCCGTCTTCTGCGTATTGAACAAATTCTGTTAAACCAGCGGCATGAACTTCTTCAGCAATCAAGCCAGCATAAGTTATGCCAGCTTCTGTTTCATTTTTACTTTCGTAAGTAACAGGACGCAACTTCATTACATCTGCAATACCAAAAACAGCATCTTTTACATTTTGCTTATACTTTAAAGATGATGTGGAGCGTACTAAACTGCCATTGGAGTTAACTACGACATTGGCTCCTGTGCCTGTAGTATTTGCGTAAATGCCTGAATTGTAGATTGTGCCTGTTGCAGAAGGTTTGAAATAAAAATCATTTCCGTCTGAATAAAATCTTGGATTCCCATCCCCATCAGACAACACGATGTAGTTGCTTGCTGTGCGAATGTCTAAGCCGCCTTGGTTGCCCGTATAAGAACCAATAATTGTATTTTTAGAACCAGAAGTTATTGCAGAACCTGCGTTAATGCCAAAAGAACTGTTGTATGTTCCTGACGATGCCGCCCCACCTGCTCCTGCGTTATTACCAAATGCAGTGTTATTGCTACCTTGAATTTGGTATCCAGCCTGATAGCCAACAATAGTGTTACCAGCCCCTGTGCTATTTGTATACCCCGCCTGATATCCTACAGCAGTGTTGTTAGATGCTGTGGTGTTGTAATGCAGTGCCGCAGTGCCTACCGCTACATTTGAAGAACCAGTGGTGTTTGCCCCTAAAGCGCCATTTACTGTGCCAATTGTTCCTGACCCTACGGCAGTGTTGTTTGTCCCTGTGGTATTGCTTGCCAAGGCCGCCGTACCAAAAGCGGCATGGCCGTTTGTTGAACTAGCAGAATATAAAGCATAAGCACCAAAAGCGGCGTTGTTTCCAGCCGTGTTATCTTTTAGAGCAAGATAACCAAACGACGAGTTGTTTACGCCTGTTGTATTGCTATACCCCGCCTGATAACCTACTGCTGTGTTGTTAGATGCTGTGGTGTTGGAAACAAGGGCTTGATGCCCAAGAGCTACGTTATAGTTTCCTGTTGTGTTGGCGTACAAAGCACGATAACCCATCGCAATAGCATCGCTACCAGTAGTGTTGGCGTACATTGACTGATAGCCAACGGTGGTTACAACCTGACCAGTCGTGTTTGAGTATGCAGCTTGAGCGCCAATAGCGGTGTTGAAAGAGACGGTGGTGTTGCTACCTAATGCACCATTACCAAAAGCAGAATTGTAGCTACCTGTTGTATTGTTATTTAATGCGGAATTTACAGAATTAGAACCACCAAAAGCTGAGTTTTCTACACCTGTTGTATTTCCATATCCAGCAACAGCACCAAAAAAGTTATTTCCACTAGCTGTATTGTTGTAACCAGCAAGCCTTCCAAAAAAGGAATTTACGTTACCTGTTGTATTGCTATACCCCGCCTGATAACCTACAGCAGTGTTGTTAGAGGCTGTGGTGTTGTTATAAAGAGCAGTATCACCAACAGCAGTGTTATATGCACCAGTCGTAATGCTTGCGCCGCTGTTATATCCAACCGCAGTATTGTTTGTTCCTGTTGTATTGCCATACAGGGCATAACGACCTATGGCGGTAATCGGGCCACCAGTCGTATTACTGTACCCAGCCTGATAACCTACAGCAGTGTTGTTAGAGGCTGTGGTGTTGAGGGTGAGGGTTTCTTCACCAATGGCGGTATTGTTGCCTCCAGTTGTGTTTGAATATAAAGCTGATTCACCAAAGGCGGAGTTATTAGCACCAGTTGTGTTTGTTCTTAATGAACGACTGCCAATAGCGGTGTTATAAGAAGCAGTAGTATTTGAAAACAGGGCTTGATTACCTAATGCTGTATTAACAGCGCCTGTTGTATTAGCCGCCAAAGCACTCACACCCACCGCAGTGTTGTTGGATACAGCGCCAGCACCTTTGCCTACTGTGAGTCCAGATATGGTTGCGTCACTTGTAGTGGTAATGGTAGTAAAAGATGGCGAACCAGCAGTCACAGCCATCGTCCCTGATGTGGACGGCAAAGTCACAGTAACAGAACCCGCTACCGCAGGAGCAGATAGCGTTACGGAACCGCTGGTATCGCCATTGATTACAACTGAACTCATATTGTTTCCTTATTGAACGACCCAGCGTGAGCCAGATGTAACTGTGACAACCACACCGCTACTCAACGTAATTGGGCCTGCTGACATACCCGAGTACCCTGAAGCAATTGTGTAGCTTGTAGCTACGGTCAGGCTGTTCACCACAATACCATTCAATGCAACAGGTACTGATGCTTGCAACTCACCAGTGCTTGGCTTGTACAACAGCTTGGCGTTGCCTGTGTAAAGAGTTGAGGCGTTGCCGGTCGTTACGCTTGAGAAGGTTGGGTATAAATTACTTGCAGTGGTTGTGTCATTGGTAATTACCGCGCCGCCCAAGAGAGTCCAGTTAGCTCCGTCGTAGCCCTCGTACTGAGACAAAGTGCTGTTCCAACGAATCTTGCCTACCGCGCCTGTGGGACGCTGGCCTGTTGTACCGGCTGAAATCTGCACCGCACCTGTTGAGGTAAACGATGAATCCCCAGTAGCTGCCAATACGTTGACGTTAACCGTTGTGCCTGCGGAGTCCACATACACAGCCCGTTCAGAGGGTTGAGTTACAAACGCATCTTTTGATCCAGCGCCAAAGTTAACCAACGCGCCTGCGTTGCTGGAAGATAAAACAGTTGTACGAGATAACGTGTTACCCGCAGATGTATAAGTACCAATACCAACTTCCCACTCACCAGACACGACGTTGGCAATGGTGTAGTAAGTGCTGTTGGAGTTACCAACTCCGGCGGAGAATGTTTGGAATCCTGTGTACGCACCAGCAAGCGTTACAGAACCCGTGCCTGTAGTTGTGGTGGTTTCACGGACTCTGTCTGCGAGGACTAAGGCCATTTATCATGCTCCTGTCAGTTGTGACTCTTCAAACCAACGCTGCTGCACATTACCATCCACATCAGTCCACTCAACAAGATAAGTGACGTTGCCGTCCTCATCCATACGCAAAGCAGCAACGGGGCCTTGGGGAATTACTGCGACAGCTTTGACGACATCGCCTTTTTTAAATGTTGTTGCCATGATTAACCTGCCAAGCTGAGTGTATAAGTTACGGACAATGTGTCGCCTGAAACAACTGCGCGATCACCGGGGGAGCTAAAGTCTGCTGCTGAATACAACGTACCTGTTGTACCACTCTTGGTACTGTTGCTGGTCAAGAAAGCGCCGCCAACTGTAGTTGTTGCGTTGATGCTAAATGTTGCAGGTGAGGCTGAGTTTGTAGCCACTGATGGGTTGGCTGTTGTGGGTGTACCGAATGTGCAGGCGGGGCGGGTAGCTTGACTATAAGCCGTAACTTCAGTCCAACCAGCATGAGAAGACATTGTGTCGCCAGCCGCAGGGTTGTTGGTAGAACCCGCACCATACAAGCCCAAATACCAAGCAGCAGTGTATGCGCTACCTGTGAAGTACTTGGAATTCATGTCTTGCAGACCGACGTTCACCACCAAATTAGGAGCATCAGCTTCCCACTTCAGATTGCCCTGTGCGTCATGGCACTGGACTTTATAAACGCCTGCTGCGCTTGCGCTCTCAGCAGCGGAGCCACCGGCAATCAAGCTGCTTGCAGCTACGTCTTGTGATTTAATTTTATCGTTGAACATGGTTACTCCTTAAACAAGTCGAATAAGTGCAGATGTGCTGGTATTAGCAGGCATCGTCACGGTGAAAGTGTTGGTAGATGTTTTGTCGTTACCAAAGTCCAAAACACAAATAGCGCCATTTGTTCCAGCTTTATAAATTAAAGCCCCACGAGCAGTGATCGCCCCAGTCCATGCTGGAGATGCAAAAGATACATAGACAACACTGCCGGAATTTGTAACCTGAGAAGAAACTGTGGCGGCTACAACTTGTCCACCAGCAACATAACTCCCGCCGGTGGCTTCGCCTATAGAGGTATATGCTGTGGTAGTTTCATCAAGCGTAGCTGCGTTTGTGTATAAAGCAAGATAAAATGTATCAGTCGTTAAGTTGATTGACGCATTAGCCAAGCCACTACGCAGGGTATTGCAAGAGAAGTTGCCTGTAAATGCCATTAACGCACCCCGTTATTCTGCGGCAAAGGCGCTTGACGGTACTGACCACTGCGGTATGCATCACCTCTTTCAAGTCCGTCACCAAGACGTTGAGCCAGAGCAAGGGCTTCCGTATATTTTCCGTTATATAAAGCCACCATATCTTGCTCGGCTTTCATGAAAGTTGCAGCTTCAACAAGGGATCCGTACAGCAGAACCGTATCAAAGTTGTCGCCCAGCCATGTTTGACCAGAAGAGGCTACTGTAATTGACTCAGGGTAAAAGAAGTAATGCAACTCCATTGTATAAAGCGCATCAGGTGTTGGGCCAAGAATAAAACTTAACTCGTTGCTGCTTGAGTACGATGGGCCAAACAATGCGTAGTACTTGGGAATGGCTGTGTCTGTTGGTGTTGGGTACGCTTGCCGTATGAAGTTTACGTCTTTGTTCAACAGATACTCATAGCTACCATCAGCGGCAACAACTGCCATTGAATATGTAGCCAAAAAATCAGACGGGCAGGCTAGGTACTTGTTGTTTGCGGATGTGAAGCCAGTAACATTGCGGCGAAGCGATGGGAACTGAACCGAGTTGTATATACGTTGTTCAGCCTGCGTAATGAAAGTATTGATCTGCGTAGTTGCAGATACGGTACTCCCACTTGCAAGATATACATCGGGGAACTGATTCTCCGTGTATGACTGAATCGTGTTATACAACGAGGTATAGTTCATGCCATTGGCCCACGCGCCATCAAGCCTTTAGTAGCCGCGCCAGTACCACGGATTTTGATGCCGTCGGTTTTGATAGGCTCGTTACCAGCAGACTTACTGATAGCGCCAACGCTCACGTCAAGCGTACTAAGATCACTACTGCTTGGCTCTTTGCCGTTTGAAGTAACCTTCATAGCTTTGCCATTCATTGTGTGTGGCGCTGCATATACAGCGGCATTGCCAACTTCTTTACCGCCTTGTTTCATGCTAAATTTAGCCATTATTTGCCCCTTGCGCTTCCGCGTTGGTTAACAACCTTAGCCATACCGCGACCATACTGCTTCATCATTTCATTTGTTTTGCCGCCTTTAGCTAACTTTAATGATGTGCCTTTGCCGCCTTTATGTTCTTGGGTGTCATGCTGTTTAAACGCCTTTTTGATTAAAGCAACATCTTGCTTTTTATCCATTGCGCTTGATTCCATTTTTGCCATGTTGACTCCTTAAGTCGTTGTTACCGTAACTGTACCAAGTTCTACAGCTAATACCAAGTTATTTGGTGTTAACCCATCGTCATTTGCCTGAGACCCACCTACCGGCGACCATCCCCATTGGAAGATTCGACTACCACCTTCCACCGTACCTGATCCATTTATCCCAGTACCGGTTGGGCTAAGCTGCAACCCATTTGGCCCAGACAGAACATAACTGCGGTCAGGTCTAGGGTTCCTCAAAGCCTGTGGATCATCAACAGGCCACATCCCCAACTGCAACTGAGGATGATCTGGATCCCAGCACTCGGGGCAAACCAGCAAGTTATATTGCTTTGTCTTAATGATCTCGGTCTTCAGAACCTTCAGCTTAAACCGTTGTCCGCACCGATCACACTCCGAAATCGCAAATTTGCCACTAGCAAACCGATTGCCCACATCTATCTCCCAATGTAGGTTTGGCGGGGTACAAGTCTCAAAGCTGCTTTCTCATGATCTTCATATGCTGCAAGCTCCCACGCCTCGTCATACTGAGACTTAAGGAATGGGATGCGTTCCATGCCAGTAGGGATTTTCCCTGCAATGTAATACGACAGGCCAGCCGCCATACAAGGGATAAAACGGAATGGCACGTCCATGATGTTGACACCGCCACCTGCATCTTGGGTACGTCGCAAGCGCCAATACACAAACTGATATTGCTGTGCATTGTCTGGGGTAGGCCAAACGGTGATTGCGGGAACTTGCTGCCAGTACACAGCAGTTGTGCTTGCGTGGCTTGCGGCGGTTGTGTTTTGCTGCCCACGGAAGCAGTTATACAGGGTATTTCCTGAGATATAACTGTAGTTGATAATCTCATTTTCAATCTTCACAAACCCAGCGGCAGGCAGGCCAATTGCGGAATTTAAAGTGATTGTTGTATCAATAGCTGTAATAGAGCCACTCAGGGTTAACCCTGTCGGTGAAGTTTGACCGTTGTAGCGTTGAATCCAAACCTGAATAGGTCTAGCTTGTTGGATCTTGTTGGGGATCGTAGCGTAGGTAGAAACGCTAATTCTGGTGATACTCAAGTCAGCCTGAGTTGCAGCTACGTTCGCACCTGTACGTATAACGTGTTCCAACAAATCAATGGTGTCATCGGGTAGGGCGTAGGTGTTCTGGCCTTGCACAAAGTCAATCGTGCCGGTCTCAATCGTCCACAAGTTAATGCCACGGTTTGCCCAATCAGCAAACATAATATTCAAACTGCGTCTTGCTGTACGCAAGTCATATCCGGTGCGAAGCTCACCACCAGCGCGTTCAAACGCCTCCTCTACCAACTCGGTGAGGTCTAGGTTAAAGCTGGTTACGCCGGAGGTGTTTGCCATGTCACTTCATTTTCTTGAGGGTTTCAGCCAAACGAGCACGTTGACCCAACTTGCCGGGTTTTTTAGCCGCAGCCGCAAGTTTTTTAGCGGGGATAGGCTTATCGCCTTTTACGCCCAATTCGGCACGCAATGCACCGGGTTTCTTGATTGCTTTTTGAATCCACTTTTCAGCCATTATCTATACCCCGCTGTTTTCTTTGCCACCTTGGGTGGTTGTTTTACAAATTGCTTTCCGGCTTTTTTTCCGGCTCTTTTTGCTTTGGTTGTCGCAGCATACTCAGCAGGGCTGAGAGCTTTGATTGCAGCTTCAGGAAGGTATCTTTCACCTGTGTCAGTAGAGCGTTTGCCACTTTTGGTTCTCCATTTTTGATCGCCCCAATCCTTAAGAGACTGTTGCGGCGCTTTCAATCTCTATACCCCCCGCCAGCAGCCTTGTACTTCTTGGCTACCAACTGAGCTTTGCGGGCTGACCATTGGCCTGCCCCAGTACCCTGTGTTGCTGCTGCCTTGACCTGAGACACAATCCGCTTACGCAGATCAGGTTTTGTGTAGTTACCAGCGGCGTTAACTTTTCCGCCTTCGGCATACATATCTACATCCTGCGGTTTATCCTTGCGACGAATAGTCTTCTTCCCCGGCATCTTGGACGGATTAATGTCACCCATACCGCGAGAAGCTATCATTTTCTGCCCCTAGACATACCGCCACCACACATCACCATAGTGCCCTTGGTCTTGCCACGTTGAGCAATTCCATCGCCTCGGCGGGAAGCAGTCATGCCACCCTTCTTCATACCCGTACCAGCAACGCCAGTGGGGTTTGAAAAATCTGCGGAAACATCCCCGGACATATCTTCATAGTCTTCTGCCGCTGCACTAGCTTTTTTGGGTTTGTCCTCGCTGGTCAAGGCTTTAGCTGCTGCGCCCGCACCTGCTGCGCCCGCGCCTCTTACGGCCATCCTGTTGATAGCACGCTCTTCAGCTAATTCAACTGCGCGTTTTGCCGCGCCTTTTGCCTTCGTGGGTGAAGCGGTAATCTTTTTAATGTCATCCATTACGCTAGCGTTGCTTCTAAAAGAAGGCATACTGCTGTACTTAGTATCTTTGATACTCATACTGTTGCCACCAGTAGGGCTACCCTCAAGAGGGGGTAAATCATCTCCGCGTCTTGGTCTGGTTGCCATGATTACACCATCTTTCCGCGAGTTTTACCTTTGGTACAGCAGCCATCAGCACGACTGGAAGCAGAACCACCACCAGCCATTTTTTTCTCTGGCTTCATAGGCTTGCCGTCAACACGAATCCTGCTGCCAAGCTGCTCGGGCATACCGGGTTCATCCTTACCAAACTTACGTCCAGCCGATGCGTCATCAGGTTCTTTAGGTGCTTCTTTGTTCTTTTCCAGATCGTCGTACATGACTTCTCCTTAACAGGCTTTGCCGCCCTTGGCGAGCATTTTGCCCTTGGTCTTGCCTTTGACAGCGATACCGTCGGCACGAGCGGAAGCTGAACCACCAGAAGCCATCTTCTTAGCAGCGCCACCTTTTTTCATCATCATTTGTTTTTTGTCCATAGCCATGTCAGCTTTAGAGCCTTCTTTCACGCCCTTTTTCTCAACATCTTTGCCAGACTTTTCAAAAGCGGCCATGCTCATGCCGCCTTTTTTCATGCCATCTTTTTTCTTGGCCATCATTGCCATGAAGCCGGGGTTCATTTTTGTTGCCATAGCGTTTCCGCCTTTCTTAAAAAGTTCCTGTTTACCTTGATTGGTTTTAGGACTGTTGATTGACTGGGAATCTGCACGGGTTCTAGACCCACTACCAAACTTCATGCCTTTACTGGCCTCACTGAAGTCCTTGCCAACAGACTGAGGAACTCCAGTCTGCTTAGCAAACGCTGGGTTATGCGCCACAGCATCCATGAATTTTTTTTGTTTAAGGCTTGTTGCTGGCATCGTCGTCTTTCTTTTTACGGAACAACGTATAGAACTCTTTGCCTGTAGCCATTTCGTAAATACGCATGACACCAACCACCGCACCGATAAAACCGAATACGGGGGTGAGTAGATTTAAAAATGTACCAATCGTGGTAAAGACTGCTACGGCGTCTAATACGTTTTTTACGGTATCTGTTTGTTCGGTCATGTCAGCACTTCCATCTTGCTAAGGAAGCCGCCTTACGGGTAGGCTTACCGTTTTCATCTTTCATTGGGCCGGGCATACCAGACATACGGGCGCAAAATGACTTCTTGCGTGGGCCACCTTCGGGCTGTGGAGCCTTCAAATTGCTTCCTGTTGCTGCGTTGTACTTGGCACGACCTTTGGCGGTCAAGCCCGCTCCCTTGGAAGCAGGCAGCTTTTCACCGCGACCAACCGAAAGAACGGGGCCTTTTTTCTTAGCCATAAAACACTGTAATTTTTGTGCTTGCGGGTAAAACTACATACACGCCATTCTGAAACAAAATTCCCTCGGCGGGAATAGCTGTAGAAATAATTGCTGTGTTTACAGTTGTATCCACGGACAACAAAATATTGCCGCTATTAGTTGTTGCATTGTCATAAAAATCAATCTGACCAGCCGTACCACTTGGTGCAATTTGATACCCCTTGATACGTGCTCGCCCAGCAAATATTACGCCCGAAGCATTTAAATGCGTTGACTTTACGTCTGTCTGTTGCATACCAAACTCCTTTTAAAAGGGGCCGAAGCCCCTTGATTACGCTTGTGAAGGATTGGCAGAGCCGTCAGAATCTTTGACGATATATCTTACAGTCAGGACGCCAGCACCAGAGGTGGCAGTGACGTTGGCCTGTGTAAATGTGATGATTGCGTCTGTCGTACCTACGTTGTTACACAGCACAGCGCCAGCGGCGTTGTTATTGCCAAGCAACAAGTTAACAATACCTGTGTTTGTGAATACGCTACCGTTAGCTGCTGTATTAATGGCTACGCCATTTACTTGCAAAACGTATGTAGGAGTGGTAGTTGCATATGCAACAGTGGTATTAAACGTAGCGTCTATAATTTGCGAACCAGCAGGAATTGTAAAAGCAACCGTAGCCGCCGTAATGTCCGTGTACAAAATTGATTTAGACTGCGCAACCATAGTCGCGCCCATGTTGCGGATAGTGCCAGCAGTCGTACCGGTTGTGTTTTTAACAGTGCCCAACAACCAAGGGCCAAGGTGAGTTGCGAATCCCATGTTTAATTCTCCATGCGTTATAGCGTATCAATCTGCATGAGGTCAGCCGGGACTGTTTGATACGCCGGGTTTCCCGGAATGCGTTCAATATACACCAAAAGAAAAAGTTGTGCAATAAAAAAGGGAGCCGAAGCTCCCTTTTTCTACCGTCTGATTAGGACGAACCGGGGGAACCATACATTCCCAATGGATCAGACCAACCGAACGAATAACGCTCGCGGGCTTTGTAACGGACGTTGCCGGTATCAAAGTCACCGTCCATGCTGTTAGCAAGGGGTGAACGAACGAAATGCTTCAGGCCGTTGGGCACATCAGTAGTCAAATACCAGCCGTTTGTATCGGTCAGGTAATGGTTAATGGTGTAGCCTTCGGGGATAGAACCGTTGTTCTTCAATGCGTTGATGTCGTTGTCGGTAGT